GAGGGTTTGTGAATACTTTAGTACCATACTACACTTGCTGGGCTGAATTGGTCACTAATACCAATTCTAGGACTAATATAACAGGTAGGGATAGTATTAATGATGGAGTTACATTTAGGATTAGATATACAACAGGCAAGACATTTACTAATGCTCTTGTAATAACTTGGAAGTCAAGGACTTATATGATTAACTCTATTATTAACGAAGCTGACTTGAATCAATATTATTTAATAGGTTGTGCAACACTTAAGTAATGGCTGAAGAAATAAAATTTACGATAGAGGCAAGAAATCTATTTAAGCTACAAATGAGGTACGCAGAAGTTGCGGATCAATTTAAGGCTTATGCGATAAAAAGGATTAATGAATCTGTATTAGCTATTGAAGCTCAAGCAAAACAACAATCTTCAATAAGCGGACTTAAAAGACTTAATCCAAATTCAAAATATAAAAGGACTGGTAATTTATCTAATAGCATTACATCTACACCATATAACTTAAATACTGGCTATGCTAAAGTAAGTGTTGGTGGTGGATTAGTTAACTATGCACCATATGTTGAATTTGGTACAGGTAGAGGGTTTGGAATACCTACATATAAATACGGATTGACTCAAAACAGATTAATGAGTTTTGCAGGTCAATTTAAAACAGGAGGCAGTAAGAATAATATGCCATATAGGCCTTATTTGTTCAATTCATTTGATAAGCAATATTCCTCTTTATTTAGAAGTTTAAACAACTTTAAAAAGTAGGCAAAATAAATATAAATATATTTCATTAAATTTGTACCAAAATGAAGGACTGCGGATATACACTAAGGAAAGCTTATTACGATAAGTTTATCTCGGCCTCCTACTCATTAGCTGCCTATGATACCATAGCACCTGACACAGTAGAACCGCCTTATTTGATTATCAGTAGTCAGACACAAGTGGACAATAGTAATAAACAAAGTTTCGGCTTTGATGTTACTATCCAATTTGACATAGTTTATAGGACTTTTAAAGCAGGAGAAGTAGGGCAGAAAACTGTTGATACTTATGCTAATGAATTATTAGGCATAGTAGGGGTAAGACCACCAGACTACCCAAGTACCGCACCTGACTTTAAAATAGTGACTTGTAAGATTGGTAGTAATATTGCTACCTTTGACTATGTGGATGAGGCATATGTGTTTAGAAGGGTGATAACAATGGATCATTTCGTGAATCAATTAACATAAAAGAAAAATAAAATAAAATGGCAACAACAAGTGTATTTAACGGAACTTCATTAGTAGTTCTAATTGGAACTGAAGTAATAGCATTTGCGACTTCATGTTCTTTAAGCATTGCTATCGATACTCCTGATGCTTCTACTAAACAAAGTTTAGGATGGGCTGATGAGATTGGTGGACAAAAGTCTTGGTCTTTAACAACTGATGGATTGGCTACAGTAGTACCTGGTGCAGTTGCTACTTACATAAGCACAACTGAATTATCTAATTTAGCAATCGCTAGAACTGCGGTTACTGTTAAATTTACTACAGTAAATAATGGTACAGCTGGTGGTGTAACTCCAGTTACAGGTGATACTATTTATTCTGGTTCAGCATTTATTGAGAGTGTAGATATGACCGCTGATATGGAGAACCCTGTTACTTACTCTGTTTCTTTTAAAGGAACTGGAGAATTAACTATCGGTACTAACTAAGCAAACAAACCAAACAAACCAAACATATGAGAGGACAATTTGAACTAACTCTTTCCGATGGAAAGAAGATACCGATGCGTTTTTGTACATGGAGTCTTAAAAGATTCTGTCAATTACAAAAGATAGGGCCTTCTGACATAGGGGATGCCTTAAGTGGTAAAGATTCAATAGATGCTATTGTTAACTTGATGAAATCGGCTGCTGAATATCCATTATATTCTCAAGGAATCACTCCAAGCTTTACGGAGATGGAAGTGTGTGATTGGATAGATGATATGGGTGGCATGGGTGGACAAAAGTTCCAAGATGTAATGGCAGCACTTGCAGAAAGTATGAATAGCGGTATAGATGATAAGCCAACAAAGTCAAGTAAAAAAGATGTAGTAAAAAAAAATTAGAGTGGATTGACATAGAAAGATATACAATGGGGGAGTGCAAAGTGCTTCCCCATTTGTTTTGGGAGATGACCATGGCTGAATTAGATTTTGTGTGGTACGGATATAGACACGAGGAAGAGCAGAAATGGATTAGAACTAGGTGGCAGACAACATTACTAATCAATATTCAGTTACCAAAAGGTAAGAAAGTTAAGCCACAAGAGCTTATTGAATTAGACTGCGATACTCGTAACTTTGTAAAGCAAAGAGTAATGACTGAAGAAGAATTAAAATCGGTTTTAGAAAAATATAAAATTGTTAAACCTATAATATAATGGCAGATAATAGATTTGATTTAGAGTTAGGCTTAGACTTTTCTAAAGTAACGGAAGCATTACAACAAATTAAGAGCCAATTTACTGGCACAAGTGCAGAGTTCCAAAAAATAGCTAACAAGTTTAAGGATAGTTTTAATACTATGACTAATGCCATTAAATTATATGGCATGGAGTCATCACAAGCAAATACTGCTACAAAAAGCATGGAAAGGGCCATGGTCGAATTGACTAAAAATGGTATTGATCCTGCAAGTATAGGGTTTCAGCAATTAAATTCACAGATAGGGCCATTAGCAAGTAAGATGAAAGGGGCAGGAGATTCTGTTAAAAAATCTAATATGCAATATACTAATCTTGCTTTAGTATTGCAGGATTTACCTTATGGATTTAGGGGTATTCAAAATAACTTACCTGCTCTTATTGGTGGCATGGCTGGGGTTACAGGTGGTGTATATCTTGCAGCATCTGCTCTTATTGCATTTTTTACGGCTTGGGATAATGGTATGATTAAATTTGGCAATTCTGTTAAATTAGCTACAGACTATTCAAAAGAAGCAGCTACCGCATATGCAAATGAAACAATTAAATTAGAATCGTTATATAGAGTTGCTATAGATTCTAATAGAACAATGGTAGATAGATTAGAGGCAGCTAAAGAATTAAAAAGAGAATACCCAGGATTACTTGATGCTTATTCAGAAGAAGATATAGCATTAGGTAAAGCTAAAACGGCATATAAAGAATTAACAACAACTATATGGGAATACGCACAAGCACAAGCAGCTACTAAGGCATTAGAAGAAATAGCTACTAAGAAGGTTAATTTGATGATTCAAAAAACTAAGTTATTAGCAAAAGAAAGAAAATTAGCAGCAATAGAAGATGCACAGGGTACTCTACAGGGCATAAATGTATATTCACAATATAGCAGTCAATTAGCTAATGTCAGAGAAGAGATAAAAAATAATACTCAAGAGCAAAAAAATTTGGTTAAAGCTGCTTCAGATTATCTTCCTATTATAGATGCAACTGTAACCGCAGAAGCAAAACTAAATCAATTTAAAGATGAAGGCAAAAAGGGTGGTAAGCAAAAAGATACTTATGTATTAGATTCATTAAAAGCTAAACAACAAGCATACAAAGATGATATATACGCATTTAGGGCTTATGGTATTCTTATAATAAATGAAGAAGAAAGATTAGCGGTAGCTAGAGCCACAGAAGATGGTACATATTTAAAGAATAAAAAAGAAATAACAGATAGATACCAGGCCGATAGAATAGCTAATGATAATTTATTTGAAAATAATTTAAATACAATATTAGAAACAAATGCCAAGAAGAGAACTGCAATAGAAGAAAAAGAATTCAAAAGAAATCAAGATAGCATAGAGGCTAATATGAATTTTGAAACTAAAATATATAGAGATTCTAATAGGATATGGGATCAGATACAAAAAGAAAAATTAGATGCTCAAGTTAAATATACTAGGGATTATATTAATAAATTAAACGAGCAATTAAGAGTTGAATTAAAAGTACATAAGAATAATGTTTTATTACAACAAGAAGATGTAAAAAACAAAATAGCCTTATTGAAGTTTATGCAATTTTTTGCATTTGGAAATGTAGCAGCTACCGAATTAATAAACTCGGCCATTATGAAGCTTACTGGAACATTAGCTGGGTTTGGCAAAGTTTCTGAAAATATTAGTAATATTTTATTTGATAGTTTACAGGCTGCATTGGTGGGTATTGGAGAGTCTATAGGACAATTAGTTGCTACAGGAACATTTGATTTTAGTATTTTAGGAAATGTTTTAGCAGATGCTTTAATTAGTATTGGCAAGGCATTAATAATGTATTCTTCTCTTGTTCAAGCAGCAAAAAAAGCTTTAGAAAAAGGGCAATTTAAGGCTGGTTTGGTTATAGGTGTATTAGCAGTAGCTGCTGGTGTTGCATTAAAAGCATCATTAAATAAAAAGAGAGATTCTGGAGTTAAAGAGTTTGCTAATGGAGGTGTTATTAGTGGGCCTACTATGGGATTAATGGGAGAATATCCTGGTGCTAGAAGTAACCCTGAAATTGTAGCTCCATTAGATAAGCTTAAAAACTTAATAGGTGGTAGTGGTGGCGGTACACTTGAGGCTAGAATAAGCGGAAATGATTTACTAATTTTGATGAATAAGGCTCAAAGAAATAATAATACAACATTCTAAATGGCATACGGAGTAAAATACGAAATGGTATTCAATAATATTTATGTGCAAGATCCGTCACAAGCGTTATCTGCATATAGATTAAGAATATTAAAGAAGGATTACACAGGAACTACATACGCTTTAAAATGCGGTGTTACTCCTATTGTCATAGAAACCATAGACAATGAGGGTAATTCATATACTCCAATCATAGCAACTAGGGCAACAATAAACGCTATAATAGATGAAAACTTTGATGTTTTAGAGTTCTTTAGCCCATATGATGATGACTTTAGAACAACATTAGAAATAGGTTCTTATTCAGGTTCTTTTACATCTAGTTCAACTATTTGGACAGGAGTTTATTCGCCTGTTGAAAATGTTAACTTTAATGTTATAGGGATAAAAGAAATATCTCTTGTTTTTACAGATGGCTTATCTAGGTTAAAAAATAGTAAATATTATTTTAATGTAGATAATTTATTAGGTTTTTTAGCAACAAGTAGTAATCCGATTATACAATATGTTAGCCAATGTTTAATAAAAACTGATTTGACATTAGATATATGGGTTAATCAATACTATGAAACAAGTTCTGTTTCAGCTCCTAACATTGATTTTATATCAATTAAAAAGAACTTTTTTGCTAAACAACCTGGGGAATATTATACTTTTTATGAGATACTAGAAATGTTTTGTAGGATATATGGGTGGGAGATATACCAACAAGATAGCCATTGGATGATACAAAGTTATGGTTCAGTAACAAGAGAATCTACATATAAATATTATACATACACATATGTATCAACATCTGGAGTAACTGTAACAGGCTCTTTCCCATCAGCAGTAACAGTAGATGCTACTAACGACTTTAAACAAGTTAATGAATCCTTATCGGTTACATTAAATAGAGGCAAAAATTCATTAAAGCTTATTAGTCCTATTAACAATGTAGCAGGAATGTTAAATGGATTTTTCCAATCTTGGACATTTAGTACTCCTGATGCTTTTACTGTAGCAGGAACTCCTACCATTAATAAATATAATGGTAATGGTGGTTTACAATTTACATCATATGTATTAAACGAAGCATCTTTAACAAACTTTATATTTAGTGATCCTGTTCCAATAAAGTCAGGTGATTACTTAAATATTGCGTGGGATGATACTAATTATGCCAATGGCAGACCTAGATATAGAATTGAACTATCCCCTACCGACATAACAATACCAACACAATTTTTAAATAATAGTGCAGTATGGAGTGCTACGGCAACATTACTATCTTTTTTTAGTACCGTTTCTCCTACATGGAAAAACACAATAGTTGTTCCATATGATGGAATATTAAAGATATACATATATGAACCTTATTGGGATGGTACAGGTACGCTACCTACTTTCCTTACAAGTAGTTTTATAGTTAATCTTTTTGGCTCAGCTACACAGGTTTTTAATTACGATGCTATGCAAACGCAGATAGTTGAAAGCACTTTGTATAATAGCGGAGAAGAGGAGTTTACTTATGGCCCATATTTTATGCAAAATGTTTTGGTTGAAACAGTACCAAATAATTCAACATATAATAATGCAGGGGCAGCAGCTACATCTTATTATATTGGAACTATGACCAATTTACAAGGCTTGGCAATAGTAACAAGTAGTTTTGGTAGAGGTACAACAGGAAGTGCACCTTTATTTGAATTAGCTTATCAAGATATAGGAATAGATGAATTACAAACACAATATGTTTTAGATGGTGATTTTAAAACAAAGGGCTATTGGATTAATCAAAAGTTTCAATATGACTTTACAGGAACTGGTAGTAATATATATAACTACCTTTTAAAATACTTTAGATGGGATGTAAAAGGTGCAGTTCAGACATCTAAATTAAATAAGATTAATTTTAACGGAACTGATTATCCTTTCGTACAAAACCCTCTAATATTAAAATTAAAATAATTATACAATGGCATCTGCGATTAATGGAACGAATATAGTCTTATACGAATATGATAGCAACGCTATCTATTACTTTAATGGGGGTACTGCACAAGGCACTTTTGATAGTATTGTGTGTAAGGAATTAAGCAGAAGCCAAGTAGCAGGAACTTCAGTTGACTTTAATAAAACAGGAGCAGGTACAATAGCTTCGTTTATTACGGATGCTCTTGATCCTGGTGTTACAACCATACCAGCAGGTACTTGGACTTTTAGTGCTTATTATTCTATTCTAACTGCCTTTGCAAGTGCTCAAGTTAAGTATGAGCTATACAAGTATAATGGTAGTGTAGCTACTTTGCTATTCACATCGGCAACAACTACAACCCTAACATCGTTAGTAAAGACATTATACAGTACACCAATGACGGTTACTCAAACAACTATAAGTGCTACAGACAGACTTTTAGTCAAAGTTATTTACTTTGGTACAACTACTAACCAAATTACCCTTTATACTCAATCAAGTAATATAGCTCAAGTAACTACGACTATACCATTAGGAACTCCATTTGGAGCTTCAACTAATTGTACTTTTAATACTTCTGTGGATCAAGTAGAAATTACCACTTTAGCAACAGGCTCTTATAAAGAGTACATAGGTTCTCAAATAAATTGGGATGTAAGTGTAGATGGCTTAATTGCCTTATCAGGTTACTCTTATTTGTCTTTATTGAGTAAGCTTCAAAACAAAGAGTCGATAGAGGTTAGATTCTCAATAGATAACGATAACGCTGATGGAAGTGATACCTATGGCTATTCTGTTATTGCAGGAACTTGTAACATAGTTTCTTTAGACATTAATGGCCCAATGGAGAACGCTTCATCTTATTCAGCTAGTTTACAAGGAACAGGTGCTTATGCAATAACAGGAACTCAGGTTATAAGTGGAGGTACATCATTAACAGTATCAACAATGAATAGTTATTCTTATACGGCAGCAGGTGGTGAAACAAGTGTTACATTCTTAGCTGCAATCGGATCTACTTGTATATCGGTTACAAGAGGTGGTGTAGAGGTTAGAACCATAAATACAAGCGGTACTCCAACAGGTGAGAATGTTACCTTTAATAGTGCCACAGGAGTTATTACCTTTGCAACAGCAAGGGCACTTGAATCAGATGAGTTTATAAGGGCTATTTTCGCATAATAAATTAACTTAATATAGATGAGCAGTCAAATACAAATAACAGGGGAAACAAAGGTTAAAAGTCTTACAGGTGTTTTAGTAGGTACTACAGGGGTGGTAAGCTCATTGGCTTTTGATGTAGCTGGGGGAGTTCCTAAGCTTGATGTAAATGGTAAGATATTAGTTGCTCAATTACCAAACTCGGTTATGGAGTACAAGGGAGTTTGGAATGCTGCTACTAATAGCCCAACCTTAACTAATGGTGGTGCTTTTAATGAGGGTGATGTTTATTTGTGTAATGTTGCAGGTACTGTTAATTTCGGTGCAGGGCCTATTGCTTTCTTTGTAGGCGACCAAGCTATATATAGCGGTTCAATATGGCAAAGGGCTTCAGGTGCAACAGGAACAGTTACGAGTGTAGCGGTTACTGAAAGCGGAGATAGTTTAAATATCACAGGCTCACCAATTACTACAAGCGGAACGATTAACATAGGATTCAACGGAACAAATTTACAATATGTAAACGGAGCAGGAAACTTAACAACCTTCCCTATATTAACAGGCTATGTAACTGCGGTAAGCGGTACTGCACCTGTTGTGAGTAGTGGGGGAACAACACCTGCTATTTCAATGGCTGCTGCTACAGGTTCAGTTGATGGGTATTTATTAGCTACTGACTTTGCGATATTCAATGCAAAGCAATCTGCTTTAACATTTAGCTCACCTTTAGTTAATACAAGCGGAACAATATCAATACCTGCTGCGACAACTTCAGTTAACGGATATTTGGCATCAGCGGATTTCACAACTTTTAATAATAAGCAGAACGCTATAACTTTAACTACCACAGGAAGTTCGGGGGTTAGTACGCTTGTGGGTGCGACTTTGAACATCCCTGATTATGGTTCAGCCTTAACAGGATATGTTACTTTAGCTACAACTCAAACAATCACAGGTGCTAAAACATTTAGTGCTTACACAACCTTTACATCAACAGTAGATATTACAAGCGGATTAACTTTCAGTAATTCAGGGTTTACTTTGGTATTACAACCGCCAACATTAAGTGTAAATAGGACAGTTACTTTACCAAACGGAACAGGAACTTTGGCTTTAACAAGCGACATATCTTATCCTGTTACTTCGGTGTTCGGTAGAACAGGAGCAGTAGTTGCAACGAGTGGTGATTATACAACTGCACAAGTTACTGAAAGTGGTAACCTTTACTTTACGGATTCAAGGGCAAGATTAGCTTTAAGTTTTGTTGCAGGTAGTGGTGCTTATAATTCTACAACAGGTGTTATAACAATCCCTACAAACAACAATCAAATAACTAATGGTGCAGGATATACAACTAATGTAGGAACAGTTACAAGTGTTGCTGCAACAGGTGGAACAGGAATATCAATAACAGGTAGCCCAATTACTACAAGTGGCACAATAACAATAACAAATACTGCACCCGACCAAACAGTTGCTTTAACTGCAAGTACAGGAATTAGTGTAACAGGAACTTATCCAAACTTTACTATAACAAATACTTCACCTTCAAGTGGGGGAACAGTTACAAGCGTAGCTGCTTTAACAATAGGAACAAGTGGAACGGATTTAAGTTCAACAGTTGCAACAAGTACAACAACTCCTGTAATTACTTTAAATGTACCAACTGCAAGTGCAGCAAATAGAGGTGCATTGGCTTCTGCGGATTGGAGCACATTCAATTCAAAGCAGGGAACAATAACCTTAACCACAACAGGAACAAGTGGTGCAGCTACCTTTAGTGCAAACACTTTAAATATTCCTAACTATGGTAGTGCGTTAAGTGGTTATCTTCCATTAACAGGGGGAACTTTAACAGGTGCTTTAAGTGGTACAAGTGCAAGTTTTACAAGTTTATTATTAAACGGAGGTTCTTTAATTGGAAATTTCACTATCAATGGTGGAACAGGAGATACAACCACACAAAATGCAATACAAACATTTACAAGAACTTCAAGTACAGGTAATGTATTAGCTGCCAAGATAGTTTTAGTTGCAAGTGATACAAATTACGGAAATTTAGTATTAAGAGTTAAAAGTACTGCAAGTTCAGCGGAAAGTGATGCATATTATACTAACGCTTTAACATTAGCAGGAAGCACAGGTGCAGCTACTTTTACTTCATCAGTTACTGCAACAAGTTTAATTAAAAGCGGTGGTACATCAGCTCAATTTTTAATGGCAGATGGTAGTACATCAACCTTAACTAATCCCGTTACAGGAACAGGAACTACCAACTACCTACCTAAATTTACAGGTGCAAGTACAATAGGGAATAGTGCGTTTTATGATGGTGGTGGATTTGGTGGATTTAATAGTACAGGATTAGGAAGTAGAACATTTGTAATTAATGCTGCTAATGCAAGACCTTTAGCATTAGAAATGATTGAATACGCAAATGTACACGCAGTATATGTAAGACCTAATAATAGTGGCTATAATTTAATAAGTTCAAATTACATTAGTGGTGGTGTTTATAATCCATTGGCTTTATCAGGTAGAGAAAATAATACAGACCTTGTAATAACTACAAGTGGGAATGTTGAAATTGGTAATTCAGCAGTTGCAAATTTATACAAGCTAGATGTTAATGGTACAGGAAGGTTTAGTAAAGTAAATGGTGATTCAAGATTAATAGTTTATCAAAGCGGAACTGCACCATATACTGCTACATTAGAATTATCTTCACAAACATTAGGTACTTATGGCGGAGTAGTTCAATATGATGGTGGTGCAGAAAACTTAACTATTGAAAACTATGGTAGAAGTGCAAGCGCATCAACGCAAGGTGATATAAATTTTAGAACAAAAGTTAGTAATACAACACCTACAAACATTTTAAATTTAGATGGATTTACAGGAGCAGCTACATTCTCTAGTAGTGTAACGGCAACAAACTATCTTGCATCATCAACTGAATCATTTAGAACTTATAATGATAATGGGTATATAAGTTTCTTTAATAGTGCAAATACTACAAGACAAGGTTATTTACAAATTCAATCAACTGCATTAACTTTAGCAGCTGAAGGCGGAAGTGCATTTATGGTTTTTGCCACAGGTGGGGGAAGCGAAAGAATGCGTATTACAAGTGGAGGGCAAATATACATTAACACAACAAGTTTAAGAGGTACAGGTTACCAAACAGGACAAGCAGGTCAATTAGGTGCAGAATTTACTAATTATGGAGGTGCTCAATGGTTTACAAATGTAAATAATGCTGAAGGTACATATTTAGTATTAGGAAAGTCAAGAGGAACGAGTGTCAATTCTGTTACCGCAGTACAAAATAACGATATTCTTGCTGGATTAATATTTCAAGGAACTACAGGAACTCAAACACTTGTAGGGGCAGGGATATTTGCAGCTGTAGATGGTACGGTAACTGCATCAGATGTACCATCACGACTTACTTTTATGACTTCTGTTTCAAGTGGGTCTTTAGTAGAAAGAATGCGTATTACAAGTGGGGGTGAAGTTGCAATAGGGAGGACAGATGGTGGAGGTGGTAGATTAGGAGTTAGAGGTGCTACATCCAATGGGGCAGCAAATGCTTTTTATGTAGATAATAGTAGTAGTGTTGAATTGTTTTCAGTTAGAAATGATGGAGTTGTATATTTAAAAGGAAATGTAACATCTGCGGGTTCGGTTACTGCCACAGGGTTTTTTGAGAGCAGTGATATGCGTATCAAAACACTTATCCAAGATAATTATCAAACAAAAAACATTGCATCAATTACCCCTAAACTCTACACTAAAAACGGAAAGGTTGAACTAGGTTATTATGCTCAAGATTTTGTTGGGATATTAGATAGTGCGGTTTCAAAAGGTAGTGATGATATGTTAAGCCTATCTTATCGTGAGGTGTTAGTGGCAAAAGTGTACGCTTTGGAGCAAGAGATTAAAGAACTAAAAGCTAAATAATATGCCAAGTACTTGGGCGGCAACCGCAGGTAATCAATTAATAACAGGAGCAGCATTAAGAGATGGTGCAACTGCAACAGGATTCTATACAGTTGATGTAACTATTCCAACAGGGGATAATTTATTAATAACAAGTTCGGCATACATAGCAGCACACACAACTGCAACAGGTGTGGTTACTGCTTTACAATGTCCAACAAAAGATACTTTTTTAAGTCAATTCTAAAATAAAAAATATGAAGACAATTTCACCTATCCAAAGTTGGATAAACGGAAAATCAGTAACGGCAACTATCTTTAATATGTATGTAATCGGTGGGGTGCTAGGTTCATCTGCATCATTTTACTACTCGTTATTAGATAGTGATTTAGCTAATGTAGCACAAGGCAACTTAACAATGAGCGGTGAGGCTTACGCTGCTTGGGGTAATGATGATGAGTATTGTTGGTTATGGGCAGCATCTAGCGACCAACTTAACCTTACAATCATTGGGGATTATGTTCCGCCTGTGCCTGAACCAATAGTGCCTGAAGTAGTTGCTGAAGTAACCGAATAGTACTAATTTTGGCAAAACCAATATTATGACAGCAAAATTAAAAGCAAAGGAATTAGTAGAAGCTATGGCATTTAGTTGCAGAGAATGTGATTATGAAGCTAAAGCCAAACAATGTGCATTAATAGCAGTAGATGAGATAATAAATGCTTACCCACATACATTTGGTTTAAATAAAGAGTATACAAAAGATGGGGAATTAGTTACATCAATTGTGAATATAAGACCAAATATTATTTATTGGCAAGAAGTAAAACAAGAGATAGAAAACCTATAACAATTAACTATATTTGTAAAAAATCAAATCAAATGAAGCCAATTCCTAATTATCCCAATTATAGCATTACCGAAAATGGTAATGTGTGGAGTCATAAAAACAGGAGGTTTTTATCCGCTGCTTTAATTGGTAGAGGATATAAAAAATTGACATTATGCAATGAATTAGGTAAAAAGCAATTTTTAGTTCATAGATTAGTAGGAATAACTTATTTAAATAATCCTGAAAACAAGGCACAAATAAATCATATAAACGGAATCAAAACGGATAATAGAGTGGAAAATATTGAATGGGTAAGTAATAGTGAAAATAATATACACGCATTTAAATTAGGCTTAAAAGATTCAAACATAAGAGCATCTAAAATAAATGTAAAAAAAGCAACCGAAATAACTAAAAAGCCTGTAATTGATTTATTGACAGGTGTTTTTTATGAATCTGCAAGAGATGCTGCCAAGTATAGTTCACATAGTATAAGTATGATATATTCAATGTTATCAGGTGCTTGTAAAAATAAGACATCATTAATTTACGCATAAACAAAACCCAACAATATGAATTACAATCAGTTGAATCAATTAGTGGCTAACCTTAACGCAGTTATTGGTAGTCAAGAAAATCGTACGCAGAAAAAACTTTTCCGTATTTATGAGAAGTTAAAGAGCCATCACGAAGCATATCAGGCAGAAGTGGAAGGTTTAAGATTAGACAACGCACAGGTTGATAGCAACGATTGCTTAATCCTTGATGAGAAAAACGGCTACAAATTTACCAAAGAATCAATTAAGAAACTAACACAACAAGTAAAAGAATTAGGAGAAAAGGAATTTGAGTTTAATAAAATCAATATTGCAAATCCACAAGGCTTAGAGAATTTTACATTCCTAGAAGATTGGACTACTGGTATCACATTTATTAAAGAAGAAGAAGAAGAATTGTAATGAACACAACTTTATTTATTATTGGTCAAGCCATCATTATCATTGCTGGTTTAATCGGAATCTACGTTAAGATTTCACTTAAACTAAAAGAATTAGAAATTCGTGTTAGTATGGTTGAAAAGCAAGATGACCAAATCTATAAAAAGCTAGACCATATCCTTGACCAAATAAATAAACTTTCAATAGCCCTACAAAACAAACAAGACCGATGAGGGACATAATTACTGCCATATTGATAATAGCGGTTTTAGTGTTGGTTCTTGAGCCAAAGAAAGAAACAAAGCCAATAGTAATAACGAAGTACGATACTATCGTAGAGGTTAAAAACATAGTAAAATATAAGAGGGGTGAAAGCATCCCTTTTGTAGTTTTAGACACGATAGTAAAAATTGATGAGGTTCACGATACTATACGCATAATGTCCGATTATAACC